CTTCCTGAATACTATTGTGAAGGTCGTTAATATCTTTTCTTTGTGCAGAAAAAGTAGTAGCAATATCTTTGACTATTTTAGAAAGATTGGCTGCTGAAGCGTTTGCAGCTTGTCTGAATTGACCAGCAGATTCTCCCATTGCTGATCTTATACTTCTGGATACTTCTGCTAATTCTGCCGTTGCCATTTCTTACCTATTTGCTTGTTGTCTTTTTGCTTCTTCTACTTCTTTGATATAATTCACCAACATTTGCACATAGATATCTCGTTCAAATGGTATAAGATTTTCTACATCAGATATTGAATATTTATGGTGCTGAACCAACGAAAATATAGTAGAGTAATAATTACCCAGATCAGTATGGCTCAGCGCCACGTAAAAAAATCGTTTAACGAAGTCAGAACTATTTCTCTGTCATGACCCAGATCGTTTTGATATAAAATCTTGTATTCCATCTTAGGGACATTCAACAGGAATTCCTGGATCTTTTCGAACACCTTGATATTAAGGTTTTCTAAGAATTCGTTCAGTTCTTCCTTCTTATAATCTTTGGCCTCGAAAATCTGCTCTTCAAAATAGATAGAATCTATACAACGAAGAATCAACTCAAACATATAATCTTTGTCTAAGGCCAAAAAGTCTGCATCATCATATAATGCAGCGGAAGGATATTTCATTATAACGCCAGACTTAGGCGTAATTTTAATATTGTTATCAAGGTTCTCTGGATACTTGACCTTAACATCGTCAAGATTAATTTCAAAATCGTATACTTTATTATCTTCTGAATCTTTGTATGATGCTTTAATAACATTATCAACAGAGATAGCTCTTAATCTAAGGAAAATATACTCAATATCAAACAGAGCCAGTTTGCTAATATCCAACTTGGAATCAATAGAGCAGTTGTTTACGATTTGTTTAATAGCCGAAAGCACGTCCGCTGGGTTTTCGCTTTCTTTAGCCATCAACAATAGTTTTTCTTCTTTGACCAAAAACGGTCTAAATTGATAGTCTTTTTTCAAAGAAGGTATATTAATTTTATAAACTGGGTAATCAATCTTAGGTAACTTAGACATTATTTAAACTCCATAATTAACTTGATATTGTTTCTCTTGTATAGCCTGTCATTACTGATCTGTTTTTATCTTCTAGATTAGATTTCTCTAAAGTCGAATTTTCTATTGTGTATTCAGTGTAAGCTATTTGTACGTTAATCTTCATGAGATTCGAATCCCCCCAAGAAAGAGGAAATTCTCTAATAGCTGTTGGAAAGGCTTCGAAAAGGTTTATTTTTTGGATGATGTTACCATAATGGTCGTATATGAATATGATTATGGTAGAAGAATAATTTTCTTTATACTCAGCCGTATAGTTTGGAGCCCAATTTCCAGCTGTTGAACCGTTAAACTGAAACACAGCTCTAGTCCATTGATACCAGTACTGCCAAAATTCACAATAATGATCGCCCAGAACGGAAATATTAATTTCTTGGAACTGAGCGCTGAATGGTTGTTTCTGTGTTGGGCCGATACCATATCTATTGATGTCTGTGGTAACAATAGATATACCAGGAGCCTTTACTTGATCTATTCTAAATTCCATATTTTCTGCTATTTTATAAACAGCAGTTGGCGTTCCTTGATTGCTGAGACTGGCTCCAGTCATAACCTTTGGAGTCTGGACCAAGACCGAGAACGAATTGTTGTCAATATACCCAAAATCTCGGATATTAGTTTGGAATTTGTTTATGTCAAATGGCATCTTTGTTCCTAATAAGGCGGCGAACCGCTATATCTCTTGTTTGGGTTAACTTTCCATCTTTGTAGTGGTAATATAATCGCCTTACCCCAATAATATGGATACACCTCATGAAACGAACTTCTTACATGCCCATACAGATATCTCTTGACGCAACTCTCAAAACCTTTGAATTGGTTTGCATATCTACTCAATAATTCATAAGATATGTTCAATTTGGTTGTTTCATTATATTTATTATTGTTTGTGATAGATTGTAGGGCAGACATCAATTGTGTACGTTGCATATACGGAAGATAATGCAGATTGATGCCCAGAATGCCATCGATGTAAAATTCTATAGGGAAAACTAAAGGGAAAGCGTCATAGAATGGTAGTTTATCTTTGTGCTTTGGGTCGTAGGCGAACAGATACATTCTGCCTACCTTTGGCATAGAATCCTTGGTAAATGGCTTGGATTTGGGTTTCTTTACGTCATCGATCGTATCATAAAACCAATCAAGAGCCGCTTTCGAATCATTCGAAAGAGCTTTGCCAGCATTCCTTACAATCTTGGAAAAATCGTCTTCGGCCATTAGTATCCTTTTGGTATTCCTAATTCTTTTTCTGTCATAATCTTAAACTCAAAACCTCGGTCTCTGCAGTATTCTCTGGCAGCCTTCCATTTGGCCGAATTTACTCCCCAAGTCATCACTTCTTGTATATATCTTTTTGACTTCTTCTTACTTTCTTGGAGCGCTGGTGGTATTGTCTGCGCATAAGGTTTGACCTCAATGAGAACCGTTTTTGACTTACCGTCAATGGTATTTAACCTTGCAGTAAAATCCACATAATATCTATGAATACGGTTGTCCACTGGGGATCTGTATGGTATAACAGTTTCCTCAGAGGACCACCATATTACCTGGGGGTCAGCGTCAAATCGGCTCATTACTAACAATTCCCATCTGGAGCGGTATACAATATTAGTAGGGTCGCCTTTATATTTTTGTGGATTTCTTGGTTTGAAGAATCCTTTATAAGTAGCCATCGTTGTTTTTTGTAATAAATAAATGAAGTAACTATATTTATACCCAAAACAGGAACTCAATGGCCCGTACAATTAATTTTCCACAGCCACCTGGCAGAAACCAGAAAACTAATGATACTTTCCCCAATGACTTGGAGCAAAGTAATAGAAAATTTTTTACGAAATTGACGTTTTCTGAATACAATTACAGTTTTACTGGAGGCGCTGGAGCTATAATGCTCGGAAACAGCGTCACTTTGCCATTCCCAAGAAGATTGAATGATAGTGAAGTCATTATATGGGAAGAATGGTCAGGAACAGCTGCCATAGGTCAGGGCCTGCAGGCTGTTGGGCAATATATTCCCGGCGCTGGCCAGATCGGTCAACTAGCTTCTCAATTGGCCTCTGGGTTGGATATGGCAGGAACCTTTAGCAGCCAGTCAGTTAATCCATTCCAGTTCATGATGTTCAAAAGACCAAACTTTAAAGAACACACTTTACAGTGGTCATTGGCTCCGAACACAGAACAAGAGTCAGAAACTCTCAAAAGAATTATCAATACTTGTAAAAGAGCTGCTTTGCCTTCTGGTGGCAGAACAGACTTGATGATGAGATATCCAAATATTTGTAATGTTTCTTTTACTCCCGATGATTATCTTTTTAAGATCAAACCTTGTGCTATAGTTTCAGTTCAAGTAGATTATACTGGTGCTGGTATGCCTTCGTTTTTTAAAACTGGCGCCCCAACTATCGTAAATTTGTCTCTTCAGCTAAAAGAAATCGAGCTGTGGAGCAAAGACAACTATCAAGAGTAACCAATGGCTCAGAGATATTTCGACAAATTTCCTGTAATAACTTATGCCAATACAGAGGCTATAGATATTACCAGACGTGTAGCAGTTTTAGATAAAATTGCAACAGAACCTTATTTGTTTTATCCATACGAAATTACAGATAACGAAAGAGCTGATCAGTTTTCTGCAAGATATTACGACGACCAATACAAAAGTTGGATAGTTTATGTTGTCAATAAGATTGTTGATCCATATTATGAATGGTATCTCGGCGAAAGAGAAATGCAAGAATTCATTACTTTAAAATATGGGTCTTATTATAATGCTCAGACCAAAATAAGTCATTACACTAACAATTGGGTTGGTCAAGATGATATTGGCGTCAGCGCTTATAACGCTCTTACTGCTGGGCAGCAGAAATATTGGGAACCCATCTTTGGTAGTTATAACAAAATTATGTCATACAAAAGAAGACAAGTAGAGTGGAAAACAAACACAAACGAAATAATGGAGTATGTTGTTAATACTAATTCTCCTTCTTATGTAATTGACGAAATTTGTGATATTCATTTTGATCAATTTTATTATGGCAAAGGTCAGATTATGGCAGTATCAGGAAATACTGTGACTGTTAAACACACTAATGGTTATGTCAAAACCGGAGAAGATTTTGATATTGTTTCTACTAGTTATATCTATGGCAGAGAAAGCGAAGCCAATAATGTGTTTGTTTCAGAAAGAACCGTTGCAGTAAACATACCAGCAGACGAGCAAGTTTATTGGAAACCTGTGACTTTGTTAGAAGAAGAAATAGAAAAGAACGAATATAACAAAACAATTAGAGTGTTGGACAGTAGCTTGAAACAAGTTGCTGTTGATAATCTAACTGATCTATTGAAGGAATAATATGGCTGCTGGAGACATTAAAGTTTCGTCAATTAAAGTTGGCAATATGGATCTTGTAAAAACTGGGGAGGCATCAATAGTTGGTTTCAATATCTATGAAGATATATTGAACCCATACGGTCCAGTCGCAGAATTACGAGTTATAGATCCAACAGACGCTCTTAGCAAAAATAAAATTAATGGTTCTTTTGACCAGGAAGTCGAGATAAGATTCTCCGGAGACGATAACATTCTAAGTTCTGGGGGCGGCGGTAATTTTAAATTCAAAATGTTCCAGAACAAAAACCTTAACGACCAATCAAGAAATAATGTAGGTTCTGGTCACAACAAACAATATGACATTAGATGTGTTTCTCCTGAGTTTTTGAACGCTCAAGGTAACCACATAGAAAAAAGTTTCAACGGCAAAACAAGCGAAGTTGTAGAACATGTGCTCAAAGAAGGTTTCAAATCCAAAAGAAAAATGGATATTGGAACTACCAAAGGAAACCGTAGAATTGTTATATCAAAAATGCATCCATTAGATGCGTTAAAGAAAATGAATACAGAACATGTTTCCGAAAAGTATCAGTCTTCAACTTTTGCTCTTTTCCAACAAGGAGACGAACAGGGCGAACACAAATATGTCTTCAAAACCTTTGAAGAATTATTCGAAAGCCAGCCAACTGTAAAGCTAAAACAGTCAACAAATTTAAATTTTGATTCAAAAGATCAAAACGCTAGACAAAATTCTATTATGTGGTTCAGACCTTCCAAGAATTTTGATTCTGGTCCAAGAGCTTTGGATAAAACAGAAGAATATACTGTCGATTTAACTTCTCACAAGGTTGTGGCCACAAATAGTCAAAAACAAAACAAGTTTAAATTTGCTGACAGTCAAGGAGTTTACGATCAATCTCCTTCATACGCTAAGTCATTGCCCGTTAGATATATACATGATAAAGCTAACAATAAAGACAAACATACAACATCAGAAGCCAAAACAAAAAGAGCTGCCTTTCTTGCTCACTTAGCTCAAAATTCCGCAGAATTAGAAACATATTATAATCCTAATATTAAACTTGGTTCTATGATTGAGTTGGATATTCCTAAAAAAGCGAACAGCGATACGCAAGAAGGCGAAGGTCAATTCAATGGCAAATGTTTAGTTGTGGCGATAAGAACAAAATATAGAATTTCTGCAGAACCGCCACATTGTACAATGGTTCTGAGAGTTGTAAAGGCGTCATTTAAGCGTGGCGGTGGAGGTCAAGGATAATGTTTTATATTGCTGAAGTAAGAAATTTTGAAGACGATCCAACCAAATCAGGACGTGTGAAGGTAAGAATCTATAATGAACATAACGACGAACAAGCTATTAAAGATGATGCATTGCCTTGGGCGATGGTAGTTCAACCTAGCACATCTGCTGCTACTGCTAAACTTGGTCATGCGCCGCATGGCTTGAGAGTTGGTTCTAGAGTTCTTGTTACTTTCTTGCCTCATGATCATGCTATGCAATATCCTATTGTTCTTGGTTCTTTACCAAGAGGAGATATGCCTGAAGGCCATGAGGACAGCAATGGTGGAATTGGTAGGGATACACAAGAAGCTCAGAAAAATTCTGGTGGTTCAATAAGAGTTAAGGGTGTAGATAACCCTGCAGTTTCGAAGGACGATTAATTATGGCAAAAAAAGCATTCGATCAAGGAAAGTCTGTTTTTCATCGTAAACAACAACCCAAAATTCTTAAAGGCGAAGTAAAATATGCTGACGCTCCAAGAGTTAAAGGTAAAGACGCTGAGAAACTCTCTGACGTTAGAGACGAACATGCTAAAAACGCTGACAAACCAACTACAGCTTCTGGAGAGATTGGTAGTAAAGATTTACCCCAAATAATCCAAATGGTCGATGGAAGCGGACATGGTCAGGTTATGCCGCAACTTTACCAACAGATGCAACAGATAACTTCTTTGTTGGCTATAGGTTCTGGCGCTTCTATGAGTAATCCTCAACAGCCGTATAGCGGAGTTCCTTCTGGGCCATCTGTGATTCTTAATGATTCGTTTACTGGAGCTCTCTGTATTCTAACTAAAAAACACAATTTCGAATCAGTTATTGCTTTGTTCGTTGATGTTCTTGATCAAAATGGTTTGGAAGAAATAAATTCTTTATACAGAGATATTGTGAAAAATTCTTTGGCTAATCTGATTAGGTTGGCTTTGTATTTCGGACCGCTTAGTATACCTGTATCAAAATATGATGACACCGTATTTGGAGATATTGTTCCTTCTCCTGTTATATTGATAGACGCTGTTCCTGACAATTATGTAAAAAGATATTATACCATAGATAATGACCCTTATCCTGGTTACGATCAATGGGTGTCTCCTGATGGAACAACTAAGGTTTATGTAAAGAAGGCGCCAAAATCGTATCATTTTAGCACATCAAGCGAAGAAGTATTTTCTGTTTCTGAAACAACCATAGCAAACGAAATAGACAAATACTTTGAGTTAGACACAAACAACAAACCAATTAGATTTCTTACAGCAAGCAAACTTAACGATATTCTTTATGATCAAATGGTAACAATAGAATCTAACACTATGGATTTGGGCGCTGGTAAAAATTCTAACAAGTCTAGTGGTATGGGTGGTATGCTCGGCGGGCAATTACAATCATTAATTGGTATGTTAACCACGCAAACAAGTTTACCAAATTCTGCTATTCAGGGCGGTAATATACAGAATGTAATGCAACAATTTCAGAAAGATATGGGTTTGAATAACCAAATATTCCAGATAGGCAAACAAGCTCTAGGAGGAGGTTCTCCGTTAGGAGCTCTTGGAGGCATGGGAGGTTTAAGTAATATCATGGGAGGTTTTGGTGTTGGCGGAGGAGGATTAGGCGGAGTTCTAGGAGGAATGGGATTACCTTCTCAGTTAGGCGGTTTTGGTTCTTTTGGTGGTAATTCTGGCGGTGGTGGCGGAGCAGCTGGTTCTGGGTTTGGAAGTTATTCTGGAGGAAGTTATTCTGGCGGCGATATTTCAACGACTGGTTTAACCAAAGTATCAAGCATGTTAACAATATTAGGAATTTCGTAATGGTTGATGACAATAAAAAACTACCAAAAGACGGCGTTTCTGAACAAGACATTGAACCAAAATATGGATTCATTACTGGAGAATGGAGAGAGTGTGGCGGAAGTAGATGGCATTACGAGTACAAAGAAGAAAAAGATAAAACATATTCTCAGAAAACTCACCCTTCTGGCGCATACGATACAATAGAAAATAATGATAAGAAAAAAGAAATTAATACTAGCCTAAGATCCGGCGAAGTAAGGCATTATGTAGCTGGCGGAAAATCAACGCATGTTGACGGTCATCATGATATTAATGTAGAATCCACTCAAAGAACAGAAGTTGCTGGAGATATTGGGCAAGCTGGCGGTAAGAATTATTATCGTGGTACCAAAAATAAAGAAGTAAAAATATCAGGAGATACAGCCAAGATCAAAACAGGTTCAGAGGCTGTAAGTTCTAGAGGATATTCTGGTACAGTAAGAAACTCATACGACAAAGATTATTTTAATCATGTTCAAGGCGATATTGTCAGTATGGGCGAAAAGAATAAAGCCACTGTTGTTAAAGAAGATTATGCTATCAATGCTGGTCAGAACATGGACACTTATATTAAGCAGAAAGGTAAGATCGAAACTGGTAGTACCATGTTTATTCAGACAGGTTCTACAGCTACAATCAATTCTGCTTCTGATGTTCAAGTAAATGCAGCTTCTGAAGTAATGATTAATGCTAGTTCTAAGATAACATTAAAAGTAGGAAGCTCTAAGATAGAAATAAGTTCAGGGTCTATTACAATTACTTCGCCATCTATCGAATTTAAGCAAGGGTAAATATAATGGCAGAGGCACATGTAAACAACCAACAAAGATCATGTGGAGCTACTACTATAGTTTCTGGGCAGTCTTTTGTTAAAATAGATGGTCAATTGTGGGCTGTCGAAAACGACCAAAATAGTCACGGTCAAGGTGGGTTGATTGCTTCGAAAACTTATGTAAAGATTAACGGTAAATCTGTTATTGTAAAGGGTGATAGTGCGCAACAAGATAGTTTGTGTCCTTCTCTAGGAGGAGAACACTGTAATCCCAAAGCCCAAGAGGGCAAAAGTTTCGTAAAGGTAAGCTAATGGCAACCAAACCAACAAGAGCAGATACTTTCACTGGAGCAAAAAGACAAGTTGATTTTTTCTCCGATTTTATGACAAGTTTTGCTAAAACTCCATTGGGAGGTCAATTAGCTAAAGTTTCTAATGAAGATTCTGTTACACAATCTTTAAAAAATCTTATGAGAACCAATTTAGGAGAAAGATTATTTCAACCTACTGTTGGTTCAGACGTTTCGGCTGCACTGTTTGAACTTAATACGACAGATGCTCTTGGGACTATAAAAATGTATATAGAGAATACAATAGAAAACAACGAGCCAAGAGTAAACCTTCTACAGACCTTAGTAACTTCTGTACCCAGCGACGAAAATTCTATTGAAATAACATTGATTTATAATCTAATAAATAATCCAGAAGAATTTACTCTTACGATGCTACTAAAAAGAGTTCGATAAATGGCAAACAGTTCAATAAATCTCGCTTCCTTAGACTTTGATACTCTCAAGCAGAATTTCAAAGATTATCTAAAAGCCCAGTCAACCTTCAAAGATTATAACTTTGATGGTTCAAACATGAGCGTTCTTTTGGACGTTATGGCTTATAATTCTTATTTGAATTCTTTCTACCTTAACATGGTAGCTTCAGAGATGTTTTTGGATTCAGCCCAAAAAATTGATTCTGTTATTTCTCACGCTAAAGAGCTGAATTATATTCCAAGAAGCTCTCATGCTGCAGCAGCAAATGTAAGTTTTACTGTTGACACATCCGGATTTACTACCAATAAACTTACTATCCCAAAAGGAACTAGGTTTTCTGGATATAATTCTAATGGAACATATACTTTCGTAACAGATCAGTCTCTTACGTTCACATCAAGTAATAGTACGTTTTCTGTAGAAAACATACAAATAAGCGAAGGCGACTATTTCAATGATAGCTTTGTTGTAGATTATGACATAGAAGATCAAAGATTTATATTGTCAAATCAGAACATCGACATCAATACTATAACAGTCAATGTTGTTGAAAATTCTGGCTTATCTAACACTCAATTTGTTTTTGCTGCTTCCCTATTTGGTCTAAAGGGAGGATCTGAGGTGTATTTCGTGCAGGCTGTAGAAGGCGGTAGATATGAGATATTGTTCGGCGATGGATTGTTTGGCAGAAAGCCTCTTAATGGGGCGTCAGTTCAAGTAAATTATATTGTCACTGATGGTTCTGATGGTAATGGTGTTGATAATTTTACTCTAACAGATAATATTGGGCCATCTAACGGAGGAACTGCAACAGCTTCTGCTATCACAGTTATAACTCCTTCTGTGTATGGCGCCAATCAAGAAAACATAGAAAACATAAGATTCAATGCTCCTAGATATTATGCTACACAACAGAGAGCTGTTTCAGTAGACGATTATGCTTCTCTTGTGTATGCTAAATTTGGCGGCGCTGTTGACGACGTTATTGTGTATGGTGGTCAAGACTTAGAACCAAAACTTTATGGTAGAGTAGTCGTTTCCATCAAACCAACAGCTTCTACAATAGCTTCTTCTTTGTTGAAGAACAGTATTGTTAATTACCTTCAAGATTATATTGCTTTGCCTAACAGAGTTATTGTTACTGATCCTGAGTATTTCTATATTAAGATTAATTCAATCGTTCAATATAATTCTAAACTTACTACAAAATATGCTTCAGAAGTAAGAAGTATTATTCTTAATGATATTTTAGAGTTTAGTTCTGCTCATCTAGAAAAGTTTGGTAACGATTTTAGATATAGTAGATTCGTCACTCATATCGATGACGCAGACACAAGTATTACCAGTAACGACACTCATGTAAAGATTGTTAAAAGAATAAATCCCAAACTAAATTATGCCACTTCTTACAGTATAGCATTTAATAATCCTGCTGAATTAGAAGGCGTGTATGGAGGAGTTGCGTATCCAGACGAAAGAGTTTTCAACAGCTCTTCGTTTTCTTACATTGACGAAAAGGATAATATAATTCCTAACTGTTATATGGAAGATGACGCTCTTGGTAGTATTCTTGTTTATACTTATGTTAGAGGCGTAAAAACTACTGTCAATCCAAATATTGGAGTTATAGATTACGAATCTGGAATTGTTTCCCTAAGTAATCTAAAATCTTCTTACTATGGCAACTATCTGCTTCTGGAACTAAAGACAAGAAATAAAGATATTATTGCGACAAAGAACATGGTTCTGGTTATAGAACCTGAAGACGTAACAATCGACGTAATAGAAACAATTAGATAAAATGGAATTTAAAGTAGAAAAAACAATATCTAATTTTGTAGAGAGCCAGTTCCCTCAATTCTACCAAGAAGAGGGTCCAAAGTTCATACAATTCGTCAGAGCTTATTATGAATGGCTAGAATCCGCAGGTCCCGTCAAAGCAGATGGTAATGGCGGACCCATTCACGAAGCCAGAGAATTAACAGATTACAGAGATATTGATACTACTGTTGAAAGATTTCTGGAATATTTCCAGAAAAAATATCTTTATGGTATTCCATTCAATATTATTGCTAATAAAAGATTCCTCCTTAAACATATTTTGGACGTGTACCGTTCAAAAACAACCATTCAAGGTTATAAACTTCTATTCAGATTAATCTACGACGAAGACGTTGACATTTATCTTCCTGGTAAAGACGTACTGAGAGTATCAGACGGTAAATGGGTTGATCCACGATATCTAGAAGTAACATACACAGAGAATCTAGAATCTCTTATTGGTAAATCCATTATGGGCGTTTCTTCAAAGACAACAGCTGTTGTTGAGAAGGTTGTTAGGGAACGTGTTAATAAAGACATAGTTTATATGGCGTACATTACCAGCGTTGAGCCTAAAGGCGGCGATTTCGACGTTGGTGAAAGAATTGTTGACTACAGATACAGAACAGATTCTGCAGTAATTGGTGCATCGCCAGTCATCCTAGGATCATTAGATACTCTTGATGTTTTCAACAGCGGTAATTCATTCAACGTCGGAGATATTCTTAAAATTGCATACAAAGATCCAGATACCAACGAAATTGATTCTTTTGGTATTGAAGGTCTTGTTATCGTTAAATCCCTTTTTCGTGGATATGGTTCTCTTAACTTCAACATCGTTAATGGCGGGTTTGGGTTCCTAGCCAATTCAGCAATATTTTTATACAAAAACATTGCCGATCAAACTGGTAGCGGAGCGAGCTTTAACATCAAACTTTCTGACACCAGAAGATTGACATACAACACAGACTGGATCCAGGATTTTATTGACTTACCTATTAATGAAACTTCATATGGATTTTTGGGAAATGCCAGCGCCAATTTAAGTACGAATATCGAAGACACGTTTACATACGAGAGCGGCGTATTCGGTAAAATCGCCTATCTAACAAACGTTCTTGCTGGTAATGCTTATATTGCCCCTGCTAATGTTTTCATTAGATCAACTTATAGATCAAAAAACCTTCCTGGCAAACTTTGGTATTATAACACCAACACATTTATTAACGCTTATTCTTCAGGCGTATATGTAAATACTTCATTCATAGATGGTAATGTTGTTCTTATAGCTAATGCTAATAAACATTTCGATTTGAATAGCTATGTAGATTACTTGGCTCCAGAAGGCTATAGCGCCATTACTGGATTGCAATCTAACACAAGATATTATGTAAAAACTACAAACACGTCAGGAATTACTCTTAGCGAAACTCCTGGTGGAGCAACATTAGCGATCAGCACAACTAATGTTTCTAGTAATGTAGTGAAACACGTTTTCACTACAAAAGCTCTTACAAAGAGCTTTTTGGCAAACGCTTCTTATATCAACAACGTAAGTCATTCTATATTAGTTTCTAATGCCAATACATACTTCTTTGTTGACGATTATGTGTATTATTATGTTCCAACAGGAAATGTTGCAATTACTGGTCTGAAAGGAAACACTTATTATTATGT